AGCTAAAATGCATGCTGAAGGAGAGCTCGAACGGGCAAAAACTAATATCATGGTTTACATGAACCACTCAGTTGGTATTGGTGAGCATAGCGATATTGTAGAAGCTATTCAAGAAGAACTTGATAAGATGGCTGCTTCTGAAGATCGAATTGATATGCTCCATAAATATTTTAGCTAAAAGCTAAATTAACTGTGTACATTCTCTTTTTTATGTGGTATAATGTTTACATAATATCATAAGGAGAGAGAAAATGGGTATTAAAGTAAATAAAAACCGCGTATCAGATGCTTACATCGGAACATTTGACTATAAAAATAGTGATGATATGTTTCAACTTGATGATCTGCGTACTATGGTTAAACACATGAACCGCGACCTGCGTGAGGCTAATATGGACTATCAGTTCTATGTTAAGTGTCAAGGTCGCGGACATCGTCAAGGCGTTCGACGCTATAATCAATCACTGCCACTTCCATTGGCAGAAAAGGTAGACGCGTACATCTACCGTCGGTGATCGATATGAACTATATCGAAATCACTGGTGGCACTAAAGCTCAAAGAGCTATTGCCGATAAAGTAGTCTCGTGGTATCTCAAAAGAGTATTACCACGAGTACGTACACTTGATATCACAGTACGTCTCACAAATTGCTTATCTAATGAAGGAGCTTATGGCTATTGCCTTGAGCTTGACACACATAAAGAATTTGATATTGAAATCGATAAGACATTGCGTTTGTTCGATTTTGTATCAACTATTTGTCATGAGCTGACTCATCTTAAACAATACTACCGTAAAGAAATGGTGGCATTAGATGATGGACGTATTCGTTGGAAGAAAAAAGTTTACAATTCAAACTTTAAGTACGAAAATAAACCTTGGGAAAAAGAAGCTTTTAAAGTTGAAGCTCAATTAGCCCGTGATTGTTTTACCGAAATTTTATAAAGCCTTTTAGTAGGCTTTTGTTTTTGTATAAATAGTATAAACATAACACGGGACTAATATGATATGCTTACTTTCAAAGGGTTTATTTCAGAAATGTATGTAAAACTATCTGGAGAACAATTGTTAAAGCCCGGCAGAGAAGGCCGAGCAGAAAATATTGTTCGCAAAATTAATGACGGAGATCCATTTCTTACAATGAAAGGTGATACTGTTATTCTTAGAAAAGATAATTCCCTAGAAACATATCGTACAGCTGTTAGAGATGGTAATAAAAAGGCAATGAATGCCATTGAATTTACTGGTGTCAACGGCAAAAAATATCAATTAGCAGATCTAGCCAAATCTCCAGAATTTGGTGGTAAGGGTAAAGGATCAGGCACCCGTGCAGAAGATGAAGCACTAGCAGATCTAAAGAAAAAACTTCAAGCAGTATATGATAAAGAAACAGTACCTTTTATTCTAGTAAAAATAGGTAAGCGTACTGAACGTGTTGCTGCTATTGAATCTACTCCTGGTGTTCCTAAATCAGACTTCCATATGCTTGATCCAGAAGGAAAAGAAGTATTTTGGATTTCTCATAAAAAGGGTAATAAGGCAAATGACTTCCAACAGTATGGTGGCATGCCTGAGCTAAAGAATACTAAATCAAAAGATATGTTTAGTTTTGTAGATGCCGTGGTAAAAGAACTTAATGGCGCTAAACGCTTTCCTATGAAGACTGCATATGCACGTAAAGTTACTGATCCTAAAATTATACGTATGACAATGTATGGTAAAGGGTTTAAGTCAAAGCCAGACGGCCGTCAAAACATCGATGTTCTATATCAAGGTCCTATGAACCTTAAAAGATCTGGAGTAAAAGACGGTATTCCTATATACACAATTACTTCAAATCATACACAATATCATAATGAATTGCCTAAAAACGATTACGAGTGTTATTACTATGTGAGACCAGAGCAAGCTAAAAACCAGTTTGGAATTCCAGGAGCTAGATTCTTTATAGTTGCAAAAGGTACAGCACTTAAAAATAGAAATACTAAGGTAATATAATGATTAATTTTAAGTCACACTCAATAACAGAAGCTGCCTCTTCTAAGAATACACATATGACTCATATTGAGGATCGTGTGATTTATGGTGGTGTTAATGGTGCACGTGATGCTATACTTGCATTAAGAGCAATGCGAGATATGTTAGCAGGTAGTTCAAAGAAAACAACTGATGTGACTGTTAAATGGGATGGTGCACCTGCAGTATTTGCTGGTATTGATCCAACTGATAAGAAGTTCTTTGTGGCAAAGAAAGGTATCTTTAATAAGAATCCTAAAGTATATAAATCACATGCTGAAATCGATGCTGATACATCTGGAGACTTGTCAACAAAACTTAAAGTTTCATTTGATGAACTAAGTAAGATAGGAATTACTGGCGTGATTCAAGGAGATCTTATGTTTACAAAGGATGATCTCAAGACTGAAACTATAGACGGTGTCAAGTATATTACTTTCCATCCTAATACTATTGTATATGCCGTACGTGCAGATTCTGCAGAGGCTCAACTTATACGTAAGTCTAAGATTGGCATTGTTGTACATACTTCTTACTCAGGTGATTCTTTTGAAAATATGAGAGCTACATTTAATGTTAAAGCCTCTTCATTTAAAAGTGCATCATCTGTATGGTTACAAGATGCTAACCTAAGAGACCTATCTGGAACAGCTACTCTTACACAGAAAGATACTGATGAAGTAACTAAAGCACTTAGTGTTGCTGGTACAATCTTTAAAAAGATTAAAGGTACAGCACTTAACGATCTTTCTAGGAATGAAGAACTAGCAGGACTTATCGAAACCTATAATAACTCGTTCGTTAGACGAGGAGAAAAGGTTACAAATACATCGAAACATGTAGATGGTCTTATCAAATGGATTGAAGAAAGATTTGCAAAAGAAGCCGGCAAAGTAAAAACTCAAGTTGCAAAAGATCGTAAACTTGCAAAGAGAGATGAGCTGCTTAAGTTCTTTTCTCCAGGTAATAAAGCTAACTTAAAAGCTATATTTGATTTACAAAATGCTATTGTAGTGGCGAAACTAGTTATTATAAATAAACTTAATAAAGTAAATAAAATTGATACATTTATCAAGAAACGAGACGGATACCACGTTACCGGTGTTGAAGGTTTTGTTGCTATTGATAAGTTAAAGGGCGGAGCAGTTAAATTAGTTGATCGTATGACGTTCAGTTATAACAACTTCTCCTCTGATGTTATTAAAGGCTGGGACACGCCGTCTCGCTCCTAATGGGAAGAAACATGGAACAAACAAACGAAGCGTTGAATACACAACAACGCATGAAATTAAAACAGGCAATGCGTCGCAATAAGGCGAAGATTCAAATGGGTCGTAAAAGATCCATGCGTAAACTAGCATCTAAAGAAGTACTTGTAAAACGTGCAGAACGTCAAGCACGTCAGGCTATGGTCAAAAAGATGTTACGTGACAAAGATAAGTCTGACTTGTCTTATGCTGCTCGTAAGGGCGTTGAAGACAGAGTTGCTAAAAAGAAGCAAGCCATTAAAACATTGGCTAAGAAACTTCTTAAAACTGTTAGGCAAAAAGATAGGGCTAAACTCCAGAAAAAGAAATCTGGGGATAAGTAATGTCGTTCAAGTCATTTAGTGAGTATGTCACTGAAGCCACAAAAGAAATTACCTTTACTTTCGGAAGATTTAATCCTCCTACAGTAGGTCATGAGAAGTTGTTAGACGCTGTAGCTAAGGTTGCACGCGGATCTAAATATATGGTATTCGCTTCTCAGTCTAACGATGCAAAAAAGAATCCATTAGACTATAATAATAAAGTTAAGTATATGCGCAAGATGTTCCCACGTCATGCGCGATCAATTCAATTAGATAAATCTGTCAAAAATGTATTTGATATTCTTGTAAAGATATACGATCAAGGTTATAACCGTGTCAATATGGTTGTTGGATCAGATCGTGTTAATGAGTTCGAAGCATTGATTGGTAGGTACAATGCTAAAAAAGGCCGTCATGGTTTCTATAACTTTGAAGGTGGAGTTAATGTAATCTCTGCTGGTGAGCGTGATCCTGATGCAGAAGGTGTATCTGGAATGTCAGCTTCTAAGATGAGAGCTGCTGCACAAGCAAATGATTTCAGTCTATTCACTAAAGGTCTACCTAAAAACTTTAAAGATGGTAAGCAATTATTTAATGATTTGCGTACCGCCATGGGACTTAAAGAATCCCATGATTACCGTCAGCACATACAATTGCAAACAGTGTCAGAAGAACGAGAAGCCTATGTTCAAGGACAATTATTTGAACTAGGAGATCTCGTTGCAATTAAGGAATCAGATGAAGTCGGAACGGTTTCTATGCTGGGATCTAACTATGTGCTGATCGAAATGGCTGACGGTAAGAAAATGCGTAAGTGGTTAACTGACATCGAAAAACTTGATGAAGCATGTTGGGATACCCATAAACAAGTTGGAATGAAAACCAAGAATGGTAAACAAGTTCCAAATTGTGTACCAAAAGAAGCTTCTGAAGATCCTGATATCGGCGATCGTAAAGGTTCTCAGCCAGCTAATTATCATAAGGGTCTTGCTAAATCTACTAAAGCTAAACGAGATGCACAGTTTAAGAAACAAGCAAAAATGGACGATGATGATCCTAATGCATATAAACCGGCACCTGGCGATAAAGATGCAAAAACCAAACCATCTAAGCATACTAAAAAATACCAACAAATGTACGGTGAAGAAATGAAATCATTTAGCGAATACAACGAAACATTAGACGAAGATGCAACTAAAGGTTTAAAAGCAAAAGCTGAAAAATCTGGTATGCCCCTTGGAATTCTAAGACAAGTTTATAATCGTGGTGTTGCTGCATGGAAAACTGGTCATCGGCCTGGTACAACTCCACAGCAATGGGGATTCGCTCGGGTTAATTCATTTGTTACTAAATCATCTGGAACATGGGGCAAAGCAGACAAAGATCTTGCTGCTAAAGTGCGATCATGAGGATGACTGAATTACAAAAGATGTATCACCGTGCACGTGGTAGATGGTCTAAAAACGCTGGTAAAGAAGAACAGCGCAAAGCTGATTTTCATGCAATGCGTGAGAAGAAAGCATTTACTCCACATATGATGTATGATCCTAAAACTGGTAAAGGTTATAAAGCTGAAAAAGAAGCTGACCATTTACGTATGAAAAAAATGGGATATGGTCACGAAAAACCAGAAATTAAAGAAGGTACCGGTAAACCAGAATCATGGGAAGCCGGATATAAACGTCGTGTTATAAAGACAACAGACCCTGAGCATAAAGAAAAGGGTTATAATTGGCGTATCAAAGGGAAAGATCGATCTGAGATTTCTATTAAGCTTTATAAGTCAAAGCCAGATCAAGCAGAATTTAATCGGCAAATGAAGCGTGTTGCCGGTCACGAGTTTGGAGGTTAATATGAAAAGTTTTAAATTATTTCTAGAACATCCTAACTGTGGAACAGACGCTTGTTGCCAACAGTGTGAGAATAGCGTTAACGAGCGAGGCGCTGATTCAAAAGGACATTATCGAAGCACCGAAAAGGGGGCTGGGATGACGGCAAAAGGTGTCGCTGCAGTTAATAGAAAAACTGGCGGAAACCTTAAAACTGCTGTCACCGGTAAAGTCAAGCCGGGCAGTAAAGCTGCAGGTAGACGTAAGTCATTCTGTGCTCGTATGAGCGGAATGAAAGGCCCTATGAAAGATGATAAAGGCAGACCTACACGGAAAGCTATGTCACTGAAGAGATGGAAGTGTTAATATGTCAGATGTAGACTGGAAAAATCGCCTAGATCGAATCGAAGAAAAAATGGATAAGATGAGTGAAGTATTAGTATCACTAGCGCGCTTCGAAGAAAAGATGGATGCTTATAATGAGTATCGCGATAGGTCATGGGAACGAATGAATAAGTTCTCAGCTAAGTTAGACACTATTGAAAAGAAGTGCGATGATAATGCTCGTACTGTACATACTATAAATAAATTATTCTGGGTAGCTATTGTTGCTATCGGGAGTGCAATTGCAGCCCAAGTTTGGATGTAACAAGAATGTTAGCAGTAATTGCTTCTGCTAGTTGAAAAACAATTTACAAGGAGAATAGGATGGACAATCCAATCGCAGAAGCATACATTAAGATGCTTCAAGAACGAAATAAAAAAGAAGATAAGCTTGATCCTGTAGGTCAGGGCGATGCTGATATCGATAATGATGGTGATGTGGATTCATCTGATGAGTATCTGCATAAGCGTCGTAAGGCTATTAAAAAGTCTATGAAAAAAGAAGAGTTTACTGAAGAAGAGCAGGCAATGATCGATGAGGCAAAGAAACGTGGCCTTACTCCTGATCAAGTACGTAAAGCTCTTGCTGCTGACAAAGCGAAAGCTAAAGGAAAAAGCAAAGTATCTCTACGTAAAACGCCATGGGATAAATTCAAAGAAGCTTTTGAAATC